CCGCCGAGCGTATACATCGGCGGTTATTTTATTTTAGGTAGAAAGAAAGGCCCTTAATAGGGCCTTTTTTTTATTTGCTCTTTGCAGTTGGTGGTGTAAATTTGCCAACACGTTGTGCGTTACCTAGTGCGATCATAGCCTCTAAATAACCATATGTATTTTGTTGTAACTCAACTCGTTTCGGTTGGTTATGCTTGCCATTTCTTAATGTTTTACCATTGCGGCCATCGATAAAGTTAGTTTCGGCAATTTCTAATACAATACTGCGGTTATTGAAATCATATTTATAGTGTTTTACAAACTCTGTAATGATGAAATTCTTATAAGTTGGCATATAGCTATATATTGGTGTGATGATCTCTAGCGTATTGTTGCCTGTATTGATAACTTGTACATCAATAGGCATAAACTGCTTTTCATTCATCGCATTAGGCAATAGAGTGTATCTATTATAATCGCTTAAATCTTGTAATGTTACAGCTTGCGCCGATAACGTGCATAATGCGAATACAGCCGCAATAATTAACTTTTTCATAGTTTCTCCCCTTATTTATGATTACACATTAAAATGATGATAAAAGTCTATGCTTTCCAATTCCGAATCATCTATATCTGACCTACGAACCATTTGTTCGACAAGATTCACGTGTTCATCCAAGTAAAAATCATCATTAATAATATGCATTAATTCATGTTTAATTTCCTCTCTCATGCGACCATGAGGGAGATTTTTATTTATATAGATATTATGAGTATCGATATCTTCACATTCCTCTGCCACAGCATTGGCATGTGGCAAATCGCAGTAAATTATGTTTACTACCAATACAACACACTCCCCATTTATGGTACCCACGATTTTATGGGTGCCATTATTTATTTTTAGATTTTAAAAACTCAATATACTCGACCGCCTTTTGCATATCCTCTTTTGATATATCTTTCGCAGCAGAGAATAGAAGTCTAGCACTAGGGCGAGTCCGTAACATTTCAGCATACTCCGCTGTTTCTAGATTTGTATAATAGCCTTCGTTTGTAGAAACTGCTTTTTCTATATCATCAGTTGTAATGTTAAGACCTTTACATATTTTTATTACATTGTCTATAGATGCACCTCCAACGTTTTTTAAAATAGAAAGGAGTGTAGAATATGGCATATTAATCTTTAATGCGAAATCCTTAACCGTTCCTTGATCTAATATTAATCCTCTTAGATATTCTTCTCTAGTCATTGATAGTTCCTCTACATACTTACTATATAAGTATCATAACATCCTTAGTACGATATTTCAATATGTAAAAACGATATAACGATTATAAACTTCTTTTAAACTAAACTTCAACAAGAGTTTATTAGACAAAAACGAAATTTCGTTATAAACTTTAATCACAGGGAAACGATAAAACGTTTTACCTAAACGAAATAGTGATTTACTGTGGAGGTGATATTAAATGTATCCTAATCTTAATGCCGAACTTGCAAGAATTGGCATGACAAAAAAGGAGCTAGCTGCTCAGATGAAAAAGAGATATGCAACGATACTTGATAAGTTAAATGGAAAATATCCGATAACTTATGAAGAGTGTAAACAGATTAAAAGTTGCATACACTCAGACTTACCGATTGAAACTCTTTTTTTTACCGAATAACACGAAATATCGAGTTAAAAGGAGTGATAGAAAGCTGATGTCATTCCAACACGGACAAAAAAGTCCTAGTTGGGTAACAGACAGAAATGTCTGTAACTAATAGAGGTATTACTCAAAAAAGAGTAATAAACAGAAAGGAGCGTGAATAAATGAACGAATTACAAGTATTTAACAATGCAATGTTTGGGAATGTGCGAATTATCTTACAAGATAATGAACCATGGTTTGTAGCAAAAGATGTATGCGATTGTTTGGAACATACAAATCCAACTATGGCGCTGCAAAGATTAGACGATGACGAACGGTCTAAGTTGAATTTAGGTCGTCAAGGCGAGGCCAATGTAGTCAATGAATATGGCTTATATAGTTTGGTGCTATCTAGTAGAAAGCCGGAGGCGAAAGAGTTTAAACGTTGGATAACACACGATGTACTACCGAGCTTACGAAAATACGGAACGTATAGCATGAATATCCCTAGAACGTTGCCGGATGCCTTAAAAGCATACGCTAACGAAATTGAGGCACATAACCAAACAAGAGCATTACTAGAGGAACAGAAACCGAAAGTATTATTCGCCGATGCAGTAAGTACTAGCGATACCGATATTTTAATCGGTGATCTAGCGAAACTCTTAAACCAAAATGGCCATAATATTGGACAAAATAGGTTATTTGAGCGGTTAAGAAATGAGGGTTATCTGATTTCAAGAAAAGGCGGCTCTTACAATATGCCAACGCAGCGAGCTATGGAGCTAGGTCTTTTCAGAATTAAAGAAACAGCTATAACTCATTCGGATGGCAGAGTAAGTCTAAATAAAACACCAAAAGTAACAGGCAAAGGGCAGTTATATTTCATTAATCGTTATAAGGGTGTGAATTTATGACATTGCTCATTGATGAAATACACAAATTTTACAGTAACCCTCAAAACATAGCAGAGTTTGAGGAATGGAAAGAGAGGAAAAATGAGGATTCACAGATTGAGAGCGGCGGAGAAACGTGCAAAACGAAGAGCGCTGCGCAATAACGAACCAAGCACGATGGAAATGCTAGTATTCACAGCATTCACGCTGTTTTTATTTTTCGGTATTTCGTATTGGTGGGTTACAGGGGAATATATTCACTTATGGTAGATAAAATTATCAATCTATTGGCAGCCACAATCTTCACCATCACAATGGCTGTTGCTGTTATTAATTTAGTGATATTCATCACAAAATAAAAAAAGTGCCATTTCTCAAAAGGAGAAATAGCACTAAGCCTTCTTGCGAATTACAAGAAAGGCAACCACACACCTATATTTTAGATGATTCGATACGAATTGTAAAGAAAGGAAACCACACACATGGAAATGACTGATGTTCAAGTAGTAAAAAATGTAGAGCCTCAATTGATTCAATCTGTAGGCCGAGCGGTATGGAATAACGAGGAAATCTCCAAATATTTAGAGGAGAAATTGGCCAAATATAACAATCTTGTAGTAACACAGGATAATTTGAAGGAAATGAAAGGTGTCCTTCGTGAAATCGTGAGTGTTCGCACACACTTGCAGCGATTTGGCACCGAGCAAAAACGATTATTGAAAGAACCTTATAACGTGTTCGCTGCGGAACTTGAACAGGTTCTTGCTGTAGTCAGCCGAGTTGAGGCACCTATCTCCAATCAGATTCAAGAGTTCGAGAATATCGAAACCGAAAAACGCAAAGAATTAGTAATGAATATGATTCGAGATAAATTCGAGGTGCTTGGTATTCGTGAAGAATATCGCAATCGATTTGTGGCTGATCCGAAGTGGTGGCAAAACAAAACCGCCAAAATTGATGCCACAGCAAGTGCCATTGACTCCGCAATGAATGAACTCTTAACGCAGCAAAATAACGATGATGAACTTGCAAAAATGCGAGCAGAGAAGGAAGAAATGGTCAAATTAAAGATTGAATTATTCAACTCTCAATATGAATTGAATACACCAATCACCTTCGATGATGTGGCTCATAAGGTTATGAATGTTTCTATCTCAGAATTAGATGGATATCTCGCCGATGAGTTCGATAAACGATTGGAAATCGAGATGCAAGCTGCTAAGGCCCACACAATCGATGTTGATAAGTTGGAGCCTGTAGCGGTAGAACTTCCACTCCCACAACAACCTATGAAATTTGAGGAAGTTGAAGAACCTATCCGCACAACATATGTTGTGAAATTGACTGAATCTCAACGCAAAATCATCGAAGAAACTTTGAATAAAATCGGTGTGGAATGGAGCAGAATCTAATGAAACATAGTGAATCACTTATTGAAATCTCAAAGGCATTGGCTAAGTTCCAAGCAGAGGTGTCAGATCCGGAACGCACAAAAGAAAATGCCTTCCTTAAAGCCAAATATGTAACCCTTGATGCATTGCTGCAAGCGGTTCGCCCTATCTTGGCGAAGAATGGCATCTCATTCTTACAAATTCCGGAAACTTCTGAGGGAACTGTAACTGTAACTACACGCTTGCTGCACGAAAGTGGTGAGTGGATTGAGGCAGAGCCTTTCACATTGCCATTGGTGAAGAAAGATCCGCAAGGTGTCGGCAGCGTTGTAACGTATGGCCGAAGATATAGCCTCTCTTCAATCCTCGGTGTTGCGTGGGAAGAGGATGACGATGCCAACTCCAATAATGTATCCGAAGTTACAATTCAAGCCTTGAATGAAGTTGTTGAGTTAGCAACAGCAAAAGGCATTGAGAAATCCGATTTGGCCAAATACACGAAGGCTACATTCAATAAGATTAGCACTCAACTAGATTTGAGCGAAATCCAACAACTAAAAGCGTGGGTGAATAGTTATTAATGAAATGGAACACAAAGGGAATTGAAACACTCAAATCCCCTATTGGAGTAATGGTGATGATGCCGGCTCCACGAGATAATGAACTCGCTAATATCGATAAGGATGTTGAGTATTCAATCGAAATTAAGAAGAGGTCTAAATCTCGCAGCTTGAATGCCAATGCATTCTGTTGGGTTCTATGCGAAAAAATCGCAAAGGAACTATCCAAGAATGGCTATATATCGAAGGTCGATGTGTACAAACGAGCCATAAGGGAATGCGGT